CTGCTGAGATATCAGAGTAGTTCTGGTAGTATCTGAATTTAAGTGTGTATGCTTTATCAGGCGATGGGCTTACACCATAACCATTACCATGAGAAGGGAATACAAAGCGTGGAACACTGATACCATCAGTACCTGATGAATAATCAGTGTCTCTATGGTTCTTATACCACTCATCACGTTCTATGTATTTTAGCGTAGTGTAACTTACACCTAGTGCTGTATCTTCTTGGATTTGAAAGCTGTTCCAATCAGCTATTTTATAAAAAGAAGGCCATGAATATTCTTCCTGACCCACAACCAATGTATCTGTTTCTTCAGCAGCATTAAAAGGCCACTCGAACTCAGCTTGGTTTATCTTAGCAACCGCTGCTTTCACTGCATCCTTAACCAATGCTTGAACGCCAGTAACAGAATCAAAAGCACCTTCCGCAACTTCAACTTCGTTTAGTCGGCGTAGTACTTGATTACATAAACTTATATAGGTGCTAGGCATATTGTACCTTTGTTATTTTAAATGTTGACATCTATTGTGCCACGCAGTAAGTTTGATCTTACACAAAGTATTGGGGCAAGTGTTTAAGCTCGCCCCAACAAATTTTAAGCTGCGTTATACTTCGCAGTAACCAACGCTTCTGGGCGTAGGATTTTTCTACCGTAGAGGTGCATACCCCTAACGATGTCCGCAAAGCTGTCTGGATCACGGTATGTTTCCGTTTTGTTGATCTGTTCTGCTGTTGCCACCGCTGAATCATGACCAGCTACTATAACACCGAAATGGGCGTTTTGGTTAGCTGCACCAGATGTTCCTGGGCCAGTACCAACTGCTGGTAGGTTTGATGATGTATATACACGGAAGCCGTGGAAGTTATTTAACACCAATCCATTGCGAAGCGCACCTGAGTCACCGTAATCGGCGTTCAAGAAGCGTGAATCTTCGTCAGCTAGTAGTTCCATAAATACTGGGTCTACACATAACCAACGACCTGCTGAATCAACTTGATTTTGATCCAATAGACGCTTCATACGAGCTACAACCATTGCTGGTGAACATGTAGCTGTAGGTAGTGCTGTTGCACCTGGTAAACGTGCTGCTAATGGGATCGAATGAGCGCCAGCAGAAGACGTTGTGATGTTACCAAATGAACCTTTGTCTAACTTCATTGAAGCTAACAATTCATCAGAACCTGCTGCTGTATCCGCTTTAGAACCATTTACTTGGTCGTTAACTGCGGCTGCATTAGCATGTAGAGCAGACTGTTTATAACCTGATAAATAGCCAAGAACTTCTTGGTCATACTGATCAGCTAAACGGTGTGCTGCACGGTCTGTTGCAAGAGACATGAAATTAATATGACTAAATTGGTCCTCAATATCATCCATCTTGAAAGCAAAGTAGTTAGCTTTGTCGATTGTTAATGAAAAATCGGCATCAGTTAAATCTTGTGCAGCAATGGTTGTCCCACGCTTGTACTGTGATACTGAGATTTCTGGTTCTTTGATAATTCTGCAATATGTTCAAATAAGATCGTTAGTTCTTATTCCGCTTTTTAAAGCTGCTACATGTCGCCATGTAGATCAGACCATATCATCATCCACTGGGGATGCTCTGCGCTTCGAGCCACTTGGCTCTACTTCCTTTCGGAATGGTCGTTGAACGTTCCTATTTCTAGGCTTCGCTGCTGATTGTCTCATAGAGATGTCCCAGCAATTCACAGAGTTTTTCGAAGTAGATTGCTCTACTAAGCCGCCAAATTAACGGTATCACCTTGGGATGCAATTTCCCCAAAGTAATCAGAGTTAGTGATAGCACCCGTAACAGTATTTTTACGGAATGCGAGTTGGACTTTCTTCGAATAAATTACACTCGAAAAATTTCCTGAGTTGAGGTTGGTATACCCCGATGCTTTTGCGATTGCCATTGTATGTACTCCTTGTGAAATGGCTAGGTCGAAACCTGAACAAAACCGAAGAGGACAATTAAGTGGCAGTGATAAATAAGGGTGCGAATAACTAAGAAGTTGCAACTAAATAGCAGACGGGCCTTAACACACTGGTAGACTAAACGTCGATATTCTTCTGTATTATATTAAGACATAGAGGTAGACCGTGAGGTGGCTCTATTATGGTTTGAGAAATTTAGCTCTCAGAAGATATGTCTTTAGAAGACGTATCATTAAAAAGCTGGGAAGGGGCGAGTCGTTTAATCTTCGCCTCTTCACCTTTATTATAACACTAGTTAAGTGTCATTGCAACACCCTATCTAGCGCCACCACTTAGATCGTAATCAAAGTTACCAGTTTGCATGGCTTCTTCAATTGCTTCTACGTTCTTACCAAACTCAACATTACTCATTTGTTGTACTTTGCTTTCAGAGAACGTAGCTCTTCCTGCGGCTTTAGGTGTTGATGATGATGTTCTACCTACAGCATGTGCTGCTGATTTAGATTTAGTTTTAGAAGTACCTCTATCAGCTTTATATAAATCAATTGCACGAGAAGCTGCTCTAGCATCTGTATTATTTTTATATAAGGCATCTTGGATATAGCTTGGCTGCATAGCAACCCACTCATGGAATTCTTGGTCTTGTCTAATATCACCAAAATCAGGATGTACTTTCATCAGTTCTTGTTCAGCTTCCTTTTTGGTAAGCTTAGTTTCTAACTGACGTAATCCTTCCATACGCTTCTCGCCCTCGGCAAGTGCTTCATTAGCACGTTTTTGAGCGATACTATCCACAATCTTTGCTACATCAGGATATTTCTTAGACCAGACATCAATCTCTTCATCTGTCTTAGGGAACTTAATCTGACCTTTGGCGGCCTGATCTAGTTGAGCTTTCATTTTTTGTAGCTCTTGATCCTTTTGTTGCATCAACTGCTGCGAGTGTCGTCGGAGATCACCATATCGTTTCTTATATGTTGTATCTTCGCCTTCAACTACTTCAGGCTCTTTTGCAGGGTTTTGAGCTTCAAACTCTTCTGCGTAAGATAGCCCATTGTCTTCTTCTTCTATTCTTCGATATTTTGCCATTATTGCCTCACGGGGGTCGCATAAAGCGAGTAGCCCTTAATTAAGATATAAATGCATAACTCTTTCGTTGCATCACACTTGGTAGGTTTGATGTGCGTGGGGAAATCTCCTCAGTTTCCTCATCATCATCAAGTTTGTCGTCTACTTCTACAGTAGCGACTTCGACTTCGATGTCCTCTTCAGGAGCATCTGTTTCTGCTGCTTCTACCTCTTCAGGTTCTTCAGCACCTTCTTCGTCTGTGTACTGGATAAGCCCAGTATCATACATGCTCATCAAGCCCATCTCGGCTTCTGATTGCATATCCATAATGTGTTTTAGACCGTGCCATTTAACTACGTTGGCAGGGAGAACGTATTCACCTTCAGATATCATGATCTCGATATCGTCACGTACATTCTCTGCACTAGATCCTACAGGAATATCGTTACCGCTTTCTGGATCAGACATCATACCGCAAGCCATACCGCCATGAGACATCTCTATAAGCTCGTCATCATCCATAGCTTTTTGTATGGCTTCGCCTGTAGTTTCTTCATATTTACTTAATTTACCGTCACCATTCTTATCGGCTTTTTTACGGTCTAATTGGAATTTCTTCTTAGCCATATTCTGTCCTTCAACTGTTTTAATTCCCTTGTTAGCAACTGCCAGACCGCCCAGCGCAAAGCCTGTCTTCTCATCATCAGAAATGCCAAATACGTCATAAACTTTGTCCCTTGCTCCTGCCACAAAATCGATCATGTCTTGCTTTCTGTCTGCTAAACTGGTGTCAGAACCGTCTTGCTTTGAGTACAGGCCAGACTCACCTGTGTAGAACTCTTGTTCTGATAGATCGAAATTAAACATGTTATCTGAACGCCATATAGAATAGGCATCCGCAGTTGTAACATCTTCTAATACAGGTAGCTTTTCGCCTGTATACATATCGTAAGGGCCATTCTTTTTATAATGTTTGAATAGCTCATCTAAATCGTAAAAATCTCCTGTATTAGGATCAATTGTAGGTGACACGATTTGACCATCTGCGTATTCAAAAGACATAGATTTTTCTGAATAAGGTTCATCATCTTCGTCATTAATCCAAACAGGCTTACCGTTACGGGTCTTTGCACCTTTTACTTTTCTAGCATTCTTATTCATTATTCTGCTCCCTTAACTACTTCGTCACGAAGTGTTTTAAATCTACGCAACTCAGCAATAGCGCCTTGTATCCTTAGAATGTCGTGGTGATCTTTTGAGGCTTCTAGTTGTTTGTGGTGCAGAGAAATCTTTGCTTCTGCATACTCCACTAGAAGTTCCATTGATTTCTTATCGTTCACCAACATAAGCAGCGCACGATACAGTTGTTTATCCATAGGTGTGTTAACCCTATTGTTTAATTATAGTGATGTAGGGGGGGGTGTTCCAGTGTTCCAGTAAATTGGAATACTTAGTGGTTATTTATTATTGTACTGGTGGTTGCTGTGGTGCATTAGCTGGCGCTGGTTCATTGCCACCATTGTCACCGCCGCCTGATCCAGTAAATCCTGGTGCGCCTGGTTCGGGTGCTGATCCTGGTGCTATATTTCCACCGCCATTACCTGTAGGATCACTAGGGTTAGGTGCGCCTTCAGCAGGTGCAGCTTGCGGTGGAGGTGGGGGCATCATCGCTTGTATCTCAGCCATCATCTTAGCTTGGATAATTGCTTCACGTTGGTCGTTCAATATCTTATCTTCATCAAGATCCATTGAAGCTGCCAACTCACGAAGTACATAATCATATTTAACAAACGGGGCCATTTGTTGGTTCTGCGTCATTTGCATAAACTGTAGTAGGCGTTGGCTACGGATTTCATTCCGCATCAAGCTTTCTGTGCCTCTAGCTTTTACTTCAAGATCACCATCAGCAAATTGCTTGTCG